TGCGGGCGGGATGTAAACTTCCGCATCGGAGTGACGCGGAGCGACGTCGTGCTAAGCGAGTTGGACCTGACGACGAATGATTATGTCGAGGTCTCCCGCTTTGACCCCGGGGCCGAGACCTTGCCGATGGAGTATTCCGAAGTGGCAGACGATCCGGCTTTGATGTTCCGGGTAACGGTGGCCGAAGGAGTGACAAGCTGGCAGATCGTGGAGTCGCTCAAGAAGGCGGACTTCCTGACCGGTTCGTTGGAGACGGTGCCACCCGAGGGCAGCCTTGCCCCCGGCAGCTATGAGCCACCGCGGGGCAGCGAGCGGGGCACGTTGATCGCCGAGATGACGGCGCGGCAAGCGGCGGTGCTGGCTGTGGCCTGGGACGCGCGCGCCGAGGGGTTGCCCTATGAGACGCCGGAAGAGGCGTTGATCATGGCCTCGATCGTTGAAAAGGAAACCGCCGTTCCCGATGAAAGACGCCGGGTGGCCAGCGTCTTCGTCAACCGGATGCGCCAGGAGATGCGGCTGCAGACCGATCCGACGGTGATTTATGGCATCACCAAGGGCGAAGGTGTGCTGGGCCGGGGCCTGCGGCAGAGCGAGTTGCGCCGGGAAACGCCGTGGAACACTTATGTGATCGACGGCCTGCCGCCGACGCCAATCGCCAACCCCGGGCGGCTGGCTATCGAGGCGGCGCTGAATCCGGATACGACGGACTATATCTTCTTTGTCGCAGATGGGACCGGCGGGCACGCATTTGCCGTCACGCTGGACGAGCACAACCAGAATGTGGCCCGCTGGCGTGCGATCGAAGCGGCGCAGGGCACTGAGGGCGAAACTGGTGTGCAGGGCGAGTGATCTCTTAACAAAATGTAAAGTGTGAGACCGGCAAGACGTTGATATCGCTTTATTTTGCGCTTGACTTGGCGCACGGTCCGATGTAGTGATTGCTGCATGCTAGAAGAAGTGTCGAAGCGGCCCGGGGGTGACCCCGCTGGCCGCTTTTCCATTTCTCTCGTGCGGGGACAGCATGAGGGGTGGGCCTGATTTGATGACACCAAGGATACCTGACGGCGGCACGGCACCTGATGACGTGCTTGCCGTTGCGGAAGGCTTGTACCGCGAGGCGGCCGTCGAGCTTTACCGCACGATCACGGCGCTTCGGGCTGGCGAGTTCGCCGAGGTAAAGGCGGCGCAGGTCGCGATCCGTGATCTCCGCGCCACAGCGCTGCATGTATTGGACGAGAGGGGCAAAGTTGACAAACTCCGCAAGCAGATTGCCGGCCAGGTCGGTGCCGGGGGGGAACTTGATTTCGAAGGCGCCCGGGCTGAAATCGGGCGCAGGCTGGCTTGCCTCCGCGACGCCGGAGGAAGTGGATGAATTCCTGGGGGGTGTCAGCGAGAACGCGCTGCTGTCGCTGCCGTGGTTGTTCGAGTTCTGGGCCCTACCGCATCAGTTGCCGCCAAGGGGCGACTGGAAGACCTGGGTGATCATGGGTGGGCGTGGGGCGGGCAAGACCCGTGCCGGGGCCGAATGGGTGCGCGCACAGGTCGAAGGCGCAGGGCCGGGCGATCAGGGTCTTGCCAAGCGGGTGGCGCTGGTCGGCGAGACGGTCGATCAGGTGCGCGAAGTGATGGTGCTGGGCGAAAGCGGGATCATCGCCTGTTCGCCCCCGGACCGCCGACCGGTGTGGCACGCCAGTCGGGCGCAGTTGCAATGGCCGAACGGCGCGGTGGCGCAGGTCTTCTCGGCGCATGAGCCCGAGGCAATGCGGGGGCCGCAGTTCGACGCGGCTTGGGCGGACGAGCTGGGCAAGTGGAAAAAGGGGCATGAGGCCTGGGATCAGCTGCAGTTTGCGCTGCGGTTGGGAAAATCCCCTCGGTCGGTGGTGACGACGACGCCGCGCAATGTGGCCGTGTTGAAGGTGATCCTGAAGAACCCCTCTACCGTCATCACCCACGCCCCGACCGAGGCGAATCGGGCTTATCTGGCCGAAAGCTTCCTGACAGAGGTGCAGGCACGGTACGGGGGCACCCGGATCGGGCGGCAAGAGTTGGAGGGGGTGCTGGTCGAGGATGAGGAGGGAGCCTTGTGGACCCCTGCGATGCTGGAGCGGGCGCAGGCGGGCGTTGTTCCGGTATTCAGCCGGATCGTGGTGGCGGTGGACCCGCCGGTGACTTCGACCAAGCAGAGCGACGAGTGCGGAATTGTGGTGGTCGGCGCGGATACGCGGGGGGATCCGAAGGACTGGCGGGCGGTGGTGCTGGAGGATGCGTCGGTGAAGGGTGCCTCGCCCGAGGGCTGGGCCCGGGCGGCGCTGGCGGCAATGGACCGGCATGGGGCCGACCGGTTGGTAGCCGAGGTCAACCAGGGCGGCGATCTGGTGGAGCGGGTGGTGCGGATGATTGATCCGCAGGTGCCGTTCCGGGCAGTGCATGCTACGCGGTCGAAGATGCTGCGGGCCGAGCCGGTGGCGGCCTTGTACGAACAGGGCCGGGTGGCGCATGTCCGGGGGTTGCAGGCGCTGGAAGAGCAGATGTGCCAGATGGCGGCGACGGGCTGGAAGGGCAGAGGCTCGCCCGACCGGCTGGACGCGCTAGTCTGGGCGCTGACCGAGCTGATGGTGAACCCGGCGGGCAAGGTCGGGCGACCCACCGTACGGTCGCTTTAGAGTTCGGAAGCCTCCGGCGCGGATACTAGGAGACAGAAGAAGCCCTTGGGGGTGTTGGTCGCGCCGGTTCGGCGGGGCGCGGGTGAGGCTTGCCCGAGGGCATGAAGGAGCGGCGAGATGGTGTTCGATTTTCTGCGGAAGTCTGCCCTGGTGGCTGCGGTGCCGGTTACCGGGTCAGAGCGCAAGGCTTCGGCCGTCAGCCGGGTGGTGGCCTGGGGGACGGGGGGCCGGGTGGCCTGGAGCCCGCGCGATGCGGTGTCCTTGGCGCGGACAGGGTATCAGGGCAACCCGATCGGGTTTCGGGCGGTGCGGCTGATTGCGGAAGCTGCGGCGGCATTGCCGCTGGTCTGTCAGGACGGCGAGCGGCGGTACGAGACGCATCCTCTGCTGGATCTGATGAAGCGCCCGAACGGCGCGCAGGGGCGTGCGGAGTTTCTGGAGGCGGTTTACGGGTATCTGCTGCTGGCCGGGAACGCCTATGTCGAGGCCGTCCCAGGTGCTGGACCGGGCGAGACGCTGCTGCCGGGCGAGCTGCATGTACTGCGTGCAGACCGGATGAGCCTGGTGCCGGGCATCGATGGTTGGCCGGTGGCCTATGACTATACTGTCAGCGGGCGGACGCATCGCTACCAGATGGTAGGGGCTGCAAGCCCGATCTGCCATCTGCGCAGTTTCCATCCGCAGGATGACCACTATGGCTTTTCGCCACTGCAGGCGGCGGCAACGGCAATTGATGTGCATACGAGCGCGTCGGCTTGGTCGAAAGCGCTTTTGGACAATGCGGCGCGGCCTTCGGGGGCGATCGTCTACAAGGGGGCGGACGGGCAATCCTCGCTTTCGTCGGAACAGTATGACCGGCTGGTGAGCGAGATGGAAAGCCACCATCAGGGCGCGCGGAACGCCGGGCGGCCGATGCTACTGGAAGGCGGTCTTGACTGGAAGCCGATGGGGTTCAGCCCGTCGGACATGGAGTTCCAGAAAACGAAGGAAGCGGCGGCGCGCGAGATTGCCATCGCTTTCGGCATCCCTCCGATGCTGATGGGGATACCCGGGGATGCGACCTACGCCAACTATCAGGAGGCGAACCGGGCCTTCTATCGGTTGACCGTGCTGCCCTTGGCTACGAAGGTGTTGGCGGACTTGGCGCATTGGCTGTCGATCTTTGGCGGCCTGGAGGTGGACCTGCGACCCGACCTGGATCAGGTGCCGGCGCTGGCAGGCGAGAGGGATCAACAATGGGCGCGGGTGGGGGCGGCCGATTTCCTTACAGTGGCGGAAAAGCGGATCCTTTTGGGCCTACCCAGATTGGCGGATGAGGAATGACGGTACGGCGGAGCGAGGGCGGATCGCGGTTTCTGTACGACAGTTTCGACGCGGCGGCGGCCCGGATCGAGGCGAATGAACGCGTGGCCAATGAGCGGTGGACGGGGCTGGAGTACCGCCTGGGGCTGATCGAGGCGACGTTGGAGCGGTTGGAAAAACGGATCTGGATCGGCGTCTACGGTGTGGCAGCGTTCCTGATGGCACAGATGGCCGAGACGGTCATTCACGCAGCGATGAGGTGAGGCGATGAGGGAAGATTTCGGCGCGCCCGAGCGCAAGTTCCACCGCCCCGACGCGGGGCTGGTGGTGACCGAGGGGCATGTTGTGGCGGGCTATGCCTCGCTGTTCGGCAAGGTGGACCATGGGGGCGATGTGGTGCAGCCCGGGGCCTACGCGGCGAGCCTGAAGCGGCTGTCGGTGCGGGGCGGGCGGGTCAAGATGCTGTGGCAGCATGACCCCGCGCAGCCCATTGGCGTCTGGGACGAGGTGCGCGAGGATGCGACGGGCCTGTGGGTCAAGGGGCGCATCCTTACCGAGGTGGAAAAGGGCCGCGAGGCGGTGGCCCTGCTGGCAGCGGGGGCGATTGACGGGCTGTCGATCGGATATCGCACCATAAAGGCGGAACGTGACGGCAAGGGGCAGCGCCTGTTGTCGGAACTGGAGCTTTGGGAGGTGTCGCTGGTAACGTTCCCGATGCTTCCCGAGGCGCGGGTCGCAGCCAAGGCGGAGGCCCTGGACAGCGATTGGCGCGACATGGCGGCGGTCTTCGAGGACGCGCGCCGCGGTTTGGCCGGGCTTTAGCGCGGCGTCCGATCACAAAGCGAGAGGAATGACGATGACCGAGATGAAGTCTCGGGCAGGGGAAGATTTGTCCCCCGCCCAAACTCCGGCTGCGGAGGCCAAGGCCGCCATGGCCGGATTTCTGAAAGAACTCAGCAGCTTTCAGGAAGACGTGAAATCCACGCTGAAACATCAGGAAGAGCGACTGACCATGCTGAACGCAAAGACGATGTCCTATGGCCGCCCGGCGCTTTCGGCCCGCGCGGAGACCGAAGCCCCGCATCAGAAGGCGTTCAACGCCTATCTGCGGTCGGGTGATGATGACGGGCTGCGCGGCCTGACCCTTGAAGGCAAGGCGATGTCGACCGCCGTGGCCGCCGATGGTGGCTATCTGGTCGATCCGCAGACGGCAGACCGGATCCGGTCGATGCTGTTTGCAACCTCGTCGCTGCGCTCGATTGCCAATATCGTGCAGGTCGAGGCAACCTCGTTCGACGTGCTGGTCGACCGTTCGGAAGTGGGTTCGGGCTGGGCCACCGAAGTTGCGGCGACGACCGAGACCGCAACCCCGGTCATCGAGCGCATCTCGATCAAGCTGCACGAGCTGGCGGCGATGCCGAAAGCCTCACAGCGTCTGCTGGACGACAGCGCGTTTGACGTGGAAGGCTGGCTGGCCGAGAAAATCGCCACCCGCTTTATCCGCGCCGAGGCTGCGGCATTCATCAACGGTGATGGCATCGACAAGCCGAAAGGCATTCTGCTGCCGGCCAAGGTGGCAAACGCGTCGTGGACCTGGGGCAACATCGGCTACATTCCGACGGGGGCTGCGGCGGACTTCCTTGCGGTGAACCCGGCCGACTGCATCATCAACCTGGTTTATGCGCTGGGCGCGGATTACCGGGCCAATGCGAGTTTCGTGATGAACTCGAAGACTGTGGGCGCGGTGCGCAAGATGAAGGACGCAGACGGTCGGTTCCTGTGGTCGGACGGTCTGGCGGCGGGGGAGGCTGCGCGTCTGATGGGCTATCCGGTGCTGGTCTGCGAGGACATGCCGGACATTGCGGCCAACGCCTTTGCCATCGCCTTCGGCGATTTCCGGTCGGCTTACACCATTGCGGAACGTCCGGACCTGCGCATCCTGCGCGATCCGTTCTCGGCCAAGCCCAACGTCCTGTTCTACGCCAACAAGCGTGTGGGCGGCGACATCACCGACTATGCGGCGATCAAGCTTTTGCGGATCGCGGTGTCCTGATCCGGGGCTGCTGCCCGGCCCCTGATCGGGGGCCGGGTTCCGGGGGCGCACCGGGTGGTTCGCCCCACCGATTTATGTGCCCCGCAGCGGGTGGAGATATGGCCATGATGTTAACTGAACAAAGCCCGGTGCTATCGGCCGCGCTGCCGCTGGCGGAACTGAAGGATCACCTGCGGCTGGGCAGCGGGTTTACCGACGACGCACTGCAGGATGGGCTGATCGAAAGTTATCTGCGGGCC